TTAACTTTAGAGTTTTGCCGCTTCTCAGCCACATCAACCGGGCTTTTTCTCTATCGGGGCTTCTCGCCCGTGTCATGGCTGTCACCTCCTAAGATAAAACTTTTTGTTTGAACCTAGATTTTTGTTAACAGCGTTGCTTGACTGTATGACTTTGAGGTACTCATCATGTCTAAAAAGTCCTCTCTTGAAAAGTCTGACAACCTAAAAATTTCTTCTTTCTTCATACCAGTTTGCTTCTCAATCTCTTTCATCGGTGTACCGGCATTAACCAATTCCCTAACAATAGCTTTCATTGGCCCTATTACATGGGTTCCTCTCGCACGATTATGTGTGATCGTACCGTAAATATCCTCACTGTGACTTTTATGGTCAACGATAACCACAGGGACCATACCAGATAACTTATTTTTCAGCGGCTCTCGCTGTGCTACCGTCCACCGATGGAATCCATCAATAATCGTATAGTCAGGCTTAACCACTATAGGCAGCGTCCAGCCGTTGGTTAAAATAGACTGAGTAAGCAGTTCAAGGTTTTCTTTAGTAACCACATTAGGGTTATAGTTATTAGGTTTTAATTTATTAATCGGTACCCATTGTAACGATTTTAAAGGTGCTTTTAAATCCATCATATTTTCCCGCCTTTCGCATTTTTTAAATAACCATTATAAATATCTAAATAAAGCGCCCTATACGATCTCATTTTTGGATCACCTTTCAAAAGCGCCTCATACATATTTTGGCAATCTTTATTTGACATTAATATCGCAGACTTCACATATAGATGCCGATACCGTTGAGCAATTTTCAACTTTGCTTCAGTAAAAAACCATTTCGATAAATTACTGAAGATGTTTTCCAATAGCTTTCGGTAATCTTTAACCTTCTGATTTTTTTCAATCGCTCTCCTATTCTTTGAAGAACGTCCAAACATTTCAGAATCCCAATATAAAGCTGCTAAATAAGCATTTGGTTCTCTCCTGATTATCCGTTCCATAAGATCCGGATAATATTCATTCATTTTTACCAGGCTTCGAGCCGTATCAATACTGAAAAACTGCGATACCCGCAAATTATTTTTGCCGGTACCAGCTTGATAAAGGTATAAATAAATGTCAGGTATTTCAACCTTTTCGTTAAATAAATAAAGCCATACGTCGTTATTTTTCCAATCATAAATAGGGAAAATATGATTTTTACTATTTAATTGTTTTTTCGCCGCAGTAGTCCTCGATAAATTCTGAGAACGCTGTATACTTTCTGCAGCTCTTACACCAAGAATATGAATGCCACCCTTCAGCACCCGTGCAAAGAAGTCTTGATATGTATCTTGCCTTGCTTTTAGCAGCGGGTGCGTCCGGATAGCAAATGAAGGAGGAATGCGAATCCATAAATCCCGCTTTGTACTGTCAAAGCAAATAAAGCTTTCATCATTTGCCAACTCGTTAAAGCAATTATAATGACGGCACTCGATGCAGTACCAATCAAATTTTGCTCCAAGCAGGATAAACTTTCTTCTCCAGTCTAATACTGTTTTTTCAATGCATGGATAAATAGCCTCTTCATCTAAAAAATATACAATTAACTGCTTGGGGTCTATTTGCCCACGTTGAATAAGGTTAACAATCAACTGTGACAAACACAGGCTATCCTTACCACCCGAAAAAGCAAAATATACCGGCAGTCCATTGTTAAATACGTTTATAATTCTTTTTTCCGCTGCTTCAACTACATTCCTTGCTCCTTCCAGCTTAATTATAGCCATACCTTTTCACCACACTTAGGACAAATAACATAACGACCATTATCATCTTCAACAACTGAGTTGCTTTCAAATCCTTCGCTGTTATCATAATCCTCTGTATCGGTGTTTTCTTCAGCGGCAACACGCTCAATTTTCTGCTCTACTGCTGCCTGCTGTGATTTAATTTCTTCGACTTTTTCTTTATCAATGATGCCGTAATCATCCAACTGGGCATTAACAGCGTCAAGATCGCCAACGAGCATCTGCAAAGTACTTTCATCATAGCCAGGGATAACAAGATCGTCTTGCAGTTCCTTAAAAAATTCATCTAAAATTTCAAGGTTGCTTACACCTAGCTCAAAAATACGATTATCAGCGATCATTAGCTTTTTCTTATCTTTTTCGCTAAGGTTATTCATAACTAAAACCTTAACTTTAGCCCAGCCAAGGCTTTGAGCTGCCAAGTATAAACCGTTGCCGCAAACAATGTTATATTTTCCATCTACGACAATCGGTCTGATCTGCCCGAACATTTCCAGGGACCGGGCAAATTCTTTTACCTGGATCTCCGTATGCATACGAACACTTTTTTCTGCCAAAATTACTTTATCAATAGATACCTCTGTTACTTTCATAATTCACTACCTCCATAGTGTCATTTTTTTAATAACGCTCCTGCCAAAAGCGATTCACTGCCTTAAATACGATTAAATAATCCCCACGTCAAAGCCACAATAGTACCTGTCAGCGTTGCAATCAAGCACCCAATAATCTTTATTGTAGATAGGTTTAAAACCGTTCCTAAGGCAAATACAGGCAAGCCAACAATAATTGCAAGCCCCACCCCGTAACATATCCCCTTCTCCGGAAGCCTTTTTCCCAACAACGTCAACATCGTAGGTAACATTGTTGTTGATCTCAACGTCCCATAAATGAGAAAAAGATGTGTTACGGTGATACCTGGTACACTTGCAATTAAAATACCTGCCAAAAGCAGCACTGCCATTGCCGCTTTTGTATGCCACATTTCAACGTCTTTTTTTGCATCAGTTACCAAAGACGCTGCAGCACACAGATTACTGTCAATAGTGCTCAGTAATCCAGAAATAACCATAAATAAAAAAGGCAGTGTCACCCATTCAGGAAACAACTGCGCCACAAGCTCATAGTTCACTATTCCTTTATCTGTTGCCGAATATCCATACCCAGCCGCAATAAAACCTAAAATACCCATGGACAAAGGCACTATAGCGAATAACCCAGTCCCCAAAGCAAAAGCCTTTGCAATCTTCCCTTCTTTGATAGAAAACGCTCTCTGCCAAAAACATTGATCGCCGAAAGGTCCAGCCATAAGTCCCAAAGCTGCCGGCAATCCAAAGCCTAAAAACAACGCTATCCCGCTATCAGATACTAAGCTTTGATAATTGCCGTTAATACCATGCAGGCCATTTACCAATGCTGAATATCCACCTGGCATAGATAACGCCCATGGCACCAATAGCAGGCAGCACCCTAAAATAAGCACCATCTGCATTGCATCGGTAATCACAGAAGCCATTATCCCGGAGAACTGAGAATAGGAATAGGCTATCATCGACAAAATTACTGTCGTCGTAAAAAAATCTATTCCCAGGACACTGGATAATATTTTACCGCCGGCAAGAAGTTGAACAGCCGTTGATAAAACTGCCAATATACTCAGCTGCGCCAAATACACCCTCTTGACCTTCACACTTCGGTATATCGTTCCCATATAGCCCGATATCGTTATTCCATCCGGCATTTGCTTTCTTATTCGCTCCGCATACGGAATAAAGAACAAAAGGCATAAAATATTCGGGACCAAAAACCAAAATAGCCCTGGCCACCCATTAGAATATGCTTTTTCAGCACTGACGAATAAGGCGGGTGCCCAGATCCACGTAGCTGCAATACTCATTGCGGATTTGATTGTCCCCATTCGCCTATTCCCTACAAGAAACCCCTGCAAGGTTGTTTGTCGACGTGTAAGCAGATAACTCACGCCCAACATCAGCAGCGTATACGCCACCAATACGATAAAGCCAGTCACTTTATCAACCTCCTTTATAAAACAATTACAAAAATGGTAATAAAAAACCGCCTGTGCTGATGCTCACAGGCGGTTTTCCTGATATCCAATTTTTGCACTTTAATCATATCACAGGACTTACTGACATGTCAGTGACAACTTTTTGACATGCTATTTTTTAATAAAAAAGATGTTAGATTTCTTCAACTACCTACTATTCTGAAATATCCAGTTCTTTCTTCATAATCCTTTCCAAATTATTGATTTTTTTCATAATATTTTTTGATTGTTCGTCGTAAAATTCTTCTGTTTCCTGATGTTGTGCAGATATTTTATATAAATTACTATACATCTTTAAAATTTCATTTACCTCAATTTGTACTTCATAAGAAAAATATAATTTTCTTGAATAATAATACTTACTTAAATTTGCCAGCTGTTTAAAAAAATTTTTACAAAATGAAATATATGCTTGTTTACAAAGCTCTTTCTTGAATATCTTCTTATCACAATCAGCTTCCCAAAGTTCTTTTAATTTCACTTTATCTTTATTAGTTATTTTCAAATCTGATATACATCTATCTAAGTCACTAGTATTCCAGCCACTTACATCAATTTTATTAATATCAGTATTTATTTGTACCCCGGCAAAATAACATTTAAACATTAGCCCATATATTTTGCGATAGTATTTCGACTGTTTTTGCCGGCTATAACCATAGTCAATAATTTCTTTTTTTATATCTTTTTTATATTCTTCCAAGACTTGGTTAATACGTTTATAAACCCCTTCTTCCATCTTTATTTTTATTAAATAAATTATTATGCCAAGAGCACTGACAATTAATAATAATTGTGGAGTTGAAATTTGATAAACCGTCGCCAAGTCTTTTATAACATTTTCTTGAAGATTGGTAAACATAATATCCCCTCTGTATATTTTTTACTTATTACAAATAATACAATAAAGCCGTTGACTTTTTTTGTCAACGGCTTAAATCCAAAAAGTTTTTCTATTTTCTTTTTTCCTTAACCTGAACACCATCAATACCAAAAATAAGTGCGGTCATAACATCTATAGCAGCATTTACATCTCTGTAGATACTCCTTACATCCATATAATATTTATCAGCCAGGTCAGCAGCAATCTCACCAGCTGTTTTATCCGTTTCAGTAATATACATTGACTTTAGAACATCAAGTCTCCGCATATTTTCGTCCTTCCCACTGCGATAGCAATAAGCCTCATAAAGACCTATCATCTCGTCTACGTGAGCCATAATGATTTTTGTCCTGGTCATCGACATTTTAATGCTCTCAACTGCAATCTCGCTTTTACCAGGACCATATGACTGCCACATTGCATCTAAAATTTCTAATGGAGTTTCCTGCTCCTCATCTAATCTAACCAAATCAAAAACAGCATTTTCTACATACTGCTTAAACAGACGATAATTCTGCAGAAGCAGCCTTGTATTATAAAGTTTTTTACTAACAGCTTCTGCTTTAGCTTTTTTGGCCTCCAACTGAATTTTATTATATATGGCTTTTGCTGTAGCTTCTGCTGTTTCACTAATAATCTTCTGAACATCATTATTTGTCATTTGCTAAGCCCTCCTGAATGATGATATAATAATTTTGCGAATTGTATATCATCATTCTTTGGGCTTGCCGTCACTGGCAGGTTCTTTTTTTATTCCTCTGAATCAGCAAAAAGTATTTTTGCAAAAAATACCACACTCTGTTGATCTTTCTTTAGAGTTTTTCGCTTTTCCTCCGACATTGAAACACAGGAACCGCAAATATAATGCCTTATAAAATCCGAGCTTGATTGAAAATCCCTAACATCGTTTTTACTTCCACAAATTTCGCATACACCTGCTGGTACTGGTTCAACTTCCGGCAAAATATCAGGAGTAACCGCAATAACTTCGATAGTATCTAAAGACCCATCTTCTGCTGTTTTTACAATTTCATAATCACTAAACGCATGATCAGAACCTTCGCCATTCTGCAGGTTTCTATAATAGATATAGTGACCATCAGTATACAGATTATCATGATGCATAGTACCAAACGGATATTCAAACGAACCGTAGCCTTTATCTCGAATTACAATTTTAGGCATTCGGATTATTTCTGCTTTGTCGATATTTTCGCAGCGCCTTAATGCCGCAATCGCTTGATCAAAATTACTTTTTATATCGTCCGAATAATATTGCTTCATCTCTTCCAACATACTTATAGCTTTATAATAATCAGCCATCATTAACACCACCCTTTAGTGGATTAGTATTATCATAGATATTTCCGACAACTTCTACATCTTCTGGCGATTCTATGACGTTAAGAATGTTATCAGACACGCCGTTAGAAGTGCATTTCAGAACATATTGATTACCGTTCCACTCTACGACGAAAAGAAAAGCTTTGGAGTTGCAGACACTTAATATATCGCCCTCAAATATTTTCTTACCGTTTTTATCGACAAAGCCTGTGTACTGTCCAACGGTTTTAGGATCAACTCTGTGTGCTATAGTTTGAATGATACTCTCATCTTTTTCAAAACAGAATATATCTGTATTATTAGGTACTATTCTTGCCGCACCGTCCTCATATTTTAATAAATGACCGATTATCCACTCTCTGTTATCAAGCCTTTTACTTCTGAATAATATTTCACGCATTTTTTCTTCACCTTTCTCAATCTACTACAATACAAATTTGATTTTCAAATTCGAAAAATTCTACGTCGCTTATACAAAAGCCCCGCCCGTTGCCGAAACACATAATAAATGCGTCGTCCGGGTATTCTTCTAGTAGATCTATCAGTTCTTTCTTTGTCATTTATTCATACCTCGTTTATAACGCAAAACAGCAGCTTTTATATTTCGGTTGCAACGTGTACATTCATATTTCCTTGATTTTTCGTAATAATTCATAGAGTCGGAATAAGCTCCAACCTCAAATTCACCGTTTTCGTCATAATGTTCTGCATAGTGGCCGTGCACAGGAATTACTTCCCGCCAGCCCGTTATGTTCTTGCAGTGAGGGCAAATAAAACTTTCTTTCATTTTTCTACACCGTCCATTTTCGCCCCGCAGTAAGGGCAGTTTTTATATTTTTTACTGCCGCTGTAGATCGGTACACGCTCACCACACACGCTACAATCACCGATGGGGTGTTCAGGGTGTTCAATCCAATGCCCATGCTTACGTTCTTCTACTGTAGGGGCTTCGTCTATTAAATTGGCTGCATTTAAATAGGCGGATTTTTTCCCATTATAATATTTACCGAAAGTATCATAACCATAACAATACTTAATACGTTCTAATGCTTTAACATATTCTAATATTTTTGGTTTCAAAACGTCAGCATCTATTAATCTCATAATCTATTCACCTACTATTTTTTTATCTTTATATCATAATTACTATCAACTTTGGCCATATTATTATAATCACCTTTCCAATATACTTCTTCTACAGCATCCCAAATTTCGTATTCTGTAGCGTCATTTTCTACGTCTATTTTTATCCTATACTCATTTTTTTCAATAACTGTTGCTATCACTGTTTTCATAATCTATTCACCATCCCGTCTGTTCCATGCAGCTATAGCTTTTTCTTGCCATGATTTAACTACTTTATGATCTTTTAAGTCATCCCAATATCTTTTAGTTTCAAATCCACAGCCGTCACAAAAAATATATCCATCACATATAGCACAAGACATAAGTATTACTTCTTTATTTCCACAAAACGGACAAGGTTTTAATTTAGTCATTTTTCTTCACCGTCTTTCTAAGGTTTTCCATTACTTTTTTGTTGCATTCCTCACAAAGCTCAAAGCTTTTATGTATACATGGTATTTCAAAGCCGCTGACTATACGTTTTATCTTTTTACAGCAGGTACAACGCCTGTATCTAACCATTGGTTATGTCGTCCTTTATCTCAATTAATTGATTCATATTTTTTCATTTTTATTCTCCCTTTAAATCCTCATAGTCCGTTTTTAAATGTTTTTTCGCTTCCAAATATGTTCTATAGTATTTTTTTGCTTTTTTTAAAAGTAAAAATTTTATGTCGTTTTTATCAAACAATGTTTCGGCATGTATAATCCCTTCGCCTTTGTCGCCAACAGCAACGTAAAAATATACGTCGCCGATTTCAGGTTGCCACGGCTCTTTCTTTGGCAAACACATTCCGCTTAATAAAGCCACTAAAGCAGAAATATAAACTCCTTTGTTATCACTACGCATTAAAATGTTGGTTGTATCTGTTGCATTTGCGTTAATATAAAAAGTTTCTTCATATACTTTTTCATTTGTATCTTTAATTACAATAGTAAATGGTTCATTTGCCGCTAAATCATTTTCATCTAAAAAATATTGTATATATTTACTTAACATTATTATCACCGTCCTGTCTTTTTTTCATTGCTGCAAAGCCTAAATTCCATTCACTCGGAATAATTC